CCAGAAAAGAAAATACCCTCAACAGCGGCAAACGCGATTAATCTTTCAACAAATGATTTCGAACCAATCCATTTAATAGCCCATTCCGCCTTCTTTTTAATCGCCGGTATGGTTTCAATGGCATTAAATAACTTATCTTGTTCTTGTCTTTCTTTAATGTAGGTATCAATCAACAATGAATATGTTTCACTGTGTATATTTTCCATCATCATTTGAAAACCATAAAACATTTTTGCCTCGGTGTATTGAACTTCATTAACAAAATTCATTGCTAAGTTTTCATTTACAATACCATCTGATGCAGCAAAAAACGCTAAAACGTGTTTAACAAAATGTTGTTCATCCTCGTTTAGTTTGTTTTCCCAATCATAAATGTCTTGAGCCAAATCAATTTCTTCAGCGGTCCAAAAACACGCTTCTTGTTGTTTGTAAAGTTTCCAAATGTCGTGGTGTTCGATTGGAAAAAGGACAAAACGTCCCGGATTTTCTTTCAAAATCTTTTCTGTCATGGTGTTAATAATTATTAATTTCTGTTTAATACTTCCTGTCTTTTCATAAACGCATCCTTGATTCTGTCGGAATTGTTCTTTTGTTTCTCCTCCTTATGTCCAAGGAGAGTAGTTTGAGACTCGGTATCAATAACCAAGAGTCTGTTATCAAACTTACAGTTTTGCCATATAATACCGTCTCGACCTATTCTTGATTTAAGTAAAGTCATTGTGGCTAAATTGTGTTCTTTTTGTTCTATTGTTTTACCTATTGATAGGATTACGTGAGCAATTTGTGCCTTTTTAATTGAACCACCCATTTGGTCACTATTAACAACTTCAGATGATATCGATTCTCTGTTACCCTGTGTTGCTGTCCATATAACAATTCCAAATTCACTTGTCATCGCTTCTAAACTTCTCATAACAGAACCCTCACCTTTCCATTCTTCACCAAACTGTGATTTATCAGGGCTGATACAATCAACGTAATCAATTACAAGTAAATCAATCTTTTTACCTTCTGAAATTCTTTTTCTTAATCTTGATTTTATCTCTGATATTGTTACCGAATCACTAGGTAATTTTAAAATATCTAAACTACCCTTACTCTGAGATTGTATTTGAGTGACTTTGTCTTTAACAAAATCTTTATTTTCGGGTTGTTCATCTGGTGCAATACCTGACCAAATTGTATAGTGTTTCTTCTTGATGTTATCAGGATTATCTTCAAAGAATATTTGAAGGACATTGTATCCATGAAGATAAGCAGTGTTTGCAAACAATGAAAGAATCGTTGTTTTACCAGTACCGGTTGGAGCTAATACGACACCTAGTTCTCCCATTCCTAAACCGCCTTTCAATGCCGAATCAAGACCTTCGATTCCTGTTGGAATTGGTTGTCTGTTATCCTTTTCCAACGCTTCGTCGATGTTATGAAAAACATCCATACACTCTTCAGGTGGTAATCCCACTTGTAGTGCCTTTTGAATTATACCCTCGATTTTATGATATTCCTGAAACTTACCGTTGTCGATAATGGTGGTAACAATCTTCAACTCTTTTTTTAAATTTTGTTGTTTACAAAAATTAAGAGCTTCTTCTCTCACCATTGGGTTATCATCGGTGTTTTCTTTGATATCGTGTATTGTGTCTAAATGAATTCTAGCGGATTCCTGAGAACCTAATTCAAGAATGATTGTTTGACACAGAGTCTGATAATCGGGAATATTACCATATTTTTGGTGATATTCTTTGATGTGAGCGGTAATGAATCTAAAAGAACTATTATCAAAATATTTGCTCTCGATTACATCAATAATTTGCTCACCGTATTTCTTATCTTCAATAATTGATTTAATTAACGTTTGTTGAAATGACGCTCCGAGAAATCCAAAATTTTTTTCTGACATAGTTTTTTTTAGTTTTTATAATTGATAATTTAAATAAGTCGTTTCCAAATTCGTAGATGATAAAATGTCAGTAAGGTCTGACAAGTATCTCTTCAAATAAGGGCGAATATCTACCGTATATCTTACCTTTGGGTGGAAGATTTTAGCGGGAAACATCCTTTGAATAAATACATCGTCACCCATCTTAATTTCAAGTAAAAAATACTCTTTATCGTTTTGTTCTTCGGTTTCTGCAGCGTCTAAACCGTAAAAATAATCACGATTTTCGTGTAGATAATCCAATGTTTTTGTTTTCAAATCACTACAAATATCGTCACAAATATTTTTTACATAGTAGTGTAAATCCATTGAACGTCGCGACTTTGGGTTATGTTCCCTTACGTTAAAGAAACGTTGGCAGATAATGTTACCTTCTAAAGTCAAAAGGAACTCAAACTTTGTTACTTCTTGATTACTCATTGTTTCTAATTTTAATTAATTTTTTATTTTTTTCTTTTCTTGTTAATCTTAAAAATGGGTTGAGGAAATTTATCCACGCGTCATCTGATTTTGGTAGAAGTAAAAATATACCATCTTCCATCATCATCTTCATCGTGTTTTTATATGAACGACCTTCAGGGTCAATCAAATCATTTATTAATGAATTAATAGATTCTTTAGCATCGTCAGTTAGAAATGGATTGTCCAAACTAACAATACGACTATTAACATCAAAAAACTCTTCACCAAGTATTCCATATTTTGTCACACCAGTTAAAAGATTTTTTACCAATCGGTTATCATTGTCTTCTTCAAAAAGATTATTAAACCTTTCAAGTATAAAATCAATCGTTATTTGTTGTGTTTTAATCTCGGGTACCATTGATATGAGTCGTCTAACTCCTAAGTTTTTAATACCCGCAATGTTATCTGATGGGTCACCACAAATCATCTTTACCAATTTTATATTCTCAATAAGAATTTGTTCATGGTCGTAAACAAACATGTCATTTGGTTGATAAATCTTACTGTGGGAAGGATTGTATAATTTGGTGTTTTCTGAAACTAACTGAGTTAGGTCACCATCCGAAGAAAAAATTATTTTGTTTTCTTTATGTGAATTTTGAACGTAGTATGCAATGGAGTCATCGGATTCACAAAATTCATACTCACCCTGTCTAACAAACAATTCTTCTAAGTACTGTTTAATTCGGTTCCTTTGTTTGCCATAAGAGTGTAATTCCTCTTCTGACCTAATTCTAGATTTTCTATTTTCTTTATATTGGTGGTAAAACTTTTTTCTTGTAATAGAACCGTCTTGACCATCCCAAAAAACAACAATCTTATCCAAATGATGAATTTCAATTGTTCTCCTTAGGGTATTGATAAAATGGTAAATTCCACCAATATGTTCTCCCTTATAAAAGTGATTTTTTAAGCCAAAAAAACCAATTGTAAGTAAATTGTCACCATCAACTAATAATACATTAGACATTAATCATCACTCTTATAGGGTTAAACAAATATTAATCTTCTTCTTCGTAATCGTATGTTGTTGATTCTGATAAATCAAATTCGCTAACACCTAACTTATCTCTCCAAAAACTTGAGTAATCTTTTTTGTAAGTTTCCAACGATTCTTTGGTGTCGGCGATGTAACCATTGTGAACAACTATAACCTTACCATCTTTGTATCCCAATCCATTTACGTGATTTTTTAGGATTGATATTTTAGTTCTGACCGCATATGCGATTTTTCTCCCATCTTTGACGGCGTCTATGTGGTTAATACCTGATTTCTTTTGATTACCAAACAAGAATACTAACGCGGATGCCAACCAAAGAGCTTCACCACCCTTAGCTTTAATTTCGGGTTGACCAAAAGGATTGTCGGGTAATTCCACCCATGGTTGATTTACAACAACCATAGTTATATAATATGGGTTTTCTTTTGTTGGATAATCCTCTTTTTTAGATTTGGTTATTCTTGCGTGGATACCCATACCGATTTTATCAGACAGGACACTTGCGTTGTGTTGTTTACCACCTTTACCATCAAATGTCATTTTACAAGGAATAGAACCAATTGAATCCCAACAAAATAAAATGTTTCTCGGAATATCACCTTTTTCGTGTGCGTCGATAATTTCATTTATGAAATCAGTCGCTTGTTCTATGTATTCAAAAGAATCATTGAAAATAAAATCTCCAACCCATTCCCCATTTGCATCTTTTTCGGCTTGGAAACCTAACTCCAAAGCATGTTCCCATTTCCATTTTCTTTCGGTAATAATTAAAACAGGTAAATGTCCTTTTCTTTGAGCATCAACTGCCGCTAAAATCATTGCGGTTGTTTTTGAGGAGTTTGTGTGTCCCAAAAACATATTAATATTTCCCATGACAGGACCCGGTAAACCACACGCGTTGTTAAACGCTTCTCCACAGTAATAAAAATTTTCGTCCTTGTATTTTGTCTTGGTTGAAAATTTAGATATATAATCGAATTCTTTTTTCTTGATTGCCATTGTATTTTAATAATTTTTTTAAAAAAAGAGCATGGACATTATGTTAATACACATGCCCATGCTCGTATTGATTAGAATGGTAAATCGTCGTCTCCTTCGGCTTCTTCTTGTGGGTCAAACTCAGGAACTGATGATGTCTTAACAGGTGTACTTGGTTTAGACATTTCAAACTCTTCTGTTGAATTTGAAACGTATTTACCTGTTGTTGTGTCCCATCTTGGAACTTCACCTTTAGCAACCATTTCCAGATATTCTTCTGGTTTTCTAGAATATACATCAGACCATACCAATTCATCTACTAACCAAGAGTTAGCGATGTCGTTGTCGGTGTGTAGTTGAGATTGGTCTTCGGGGATAATAGAAGTAATTGTTGTATACTCTCTACCGTTACCTGCTTTACTTAGATTAAGGTTAATAATCAAATCTCTACCTTTTGAAGGGTCGGTAATGTCACCTTTGTTTTTAAATAAAGGATAAATTTTATCTAAAACACCTTCACTTTTTGTATTGTGTTTAAATCTCCAAAATTTTACACCATCTTGTTCATTTTCTCTGTCGATAACTTTTACAATGTAAAATTTACGTGAGCGGTACTGACGAGCCAAAACTTTATCTTGTTCGTCACCTGTCATCATAAGACCTTCGTAAACCTCATTTAAAGGAGAACGTTTTCCGTCTTGCTTAGGGTCATGTAATTTAACCCAATTACCATCTACCTGAACCTCGTGAAAGTAAACTTCCACAAATGGACTTCCACCATCTTTGGATGGTAGGATTCGAATTCTTTTTTCACCACTTCGAGCACCTTTGGGTAGAACGGTGGTGAAATACTTCTTCATTCTCTCTTCTTGAGAGACTTTGTTACTGCTGCCGCTTGCGGCTTGTTTGTTTTTTTCGTACTGTGCCAGTACTGATTCAATTGTTGACATATTATTTGTTTTTAAATGTTAGAAATGTATTTCTATGTAAATTATAGACAAAAAAAGTCAGATTACAAAATCTGACTCTCTTTTTTTTGAAAAATTTTATTTGTGGGTTACTCTAAAGTTAAAAGATACTTTAATTTTTGGAATAAACCTAACATTTCGTCACGAATATTCAATAAATTTGTATCTACGGGGTCCAATTCCTTGGTAAATTCTACAAGTGCTTGACAAATTGTTTCCACCATTTCTGTTGGTTTAACATCACTCATGTTAAATAATTCTATGGTTTTGGTTTCTTCGTCTAAAGTGAATCTACCATATTTACCCATAGCCTCTTCAATAAATCCATCCATTAAATCTTCTAGCGTGTCTCTTGTTTGGGCAAATGCGTTATGTCTAGCATAACCTTTTGTTTGCCAATGGAATATTTTTAATTGGGCATGAATACCTAATAATAGGTTGACTTTAGAATGTAAATTCATCTTGTTCTTCTTCTGGGTTAAAACTATTTCTTATTGTTTCGTTAGAGTAATCGTCGATGTCTTGTTTTGATAACACGTATTCATTTTTACCACTTTGTTGCATCTCTCCTTGTTTTTGAGCGAAGAACTGTTGTGGATTCAAATTAAAAGGATAAGAATCTAATGAACGTAACTCTAATTTTTCTTGTGGTGTTTTTTCTTTCATTCCCTCTACCTTGTTTCCAAGTTCATCAATTTTATTTAAAACATTATCCATTTGAGATAATTTTTGTTCTAAATCGTTCAACTTAGAAAACACTGTGTCCATTTTACTAACAACATCGGTATTCTCAGATTTGTTATCATCTAAATCTTTTTTAATTGATTTAGTCATATTGACCAAATCTGTAATATCGATTTCTTCGGTGTCATCAACTGGTGGTGCTCCCGCAGGTGGTGCACCTGCATCCATCGGTGGTGCTCCCGCAGGCGGTAAACCAGCATCAGGTGGAGGAACATCACCCGGAGGTGGTACTGCTAACGCCGGGTCTGTTGGTGGTACATCACCTTGTTCCATCAGATTTTTAGCGTAATTATTAATCGCTCTGTATCTTGCGACTTCTTCTAATAATGATTTTTCTAATTTTTTCATGGTTTACTTAGTCTTGTAAAAGTTGTCTACCGTCTTCGGTTATGAATTTTTTATTTATTCTTTCTACTATACCATCCTTAGACCTGATTACATAACATTCACCAGTTTGAAGGTCACACTCTTCTCTTTCCATTCCATCATTTGAAACGGATTTAACGTGTTTTGGATTTTCCATATAGTTGTCCAATGTTTTATTTAATTTTTCGTTGTTCATGGTACTTTCTTTAATAAATATCTAAAAAACTTAAAAACTTATATTTTAATCCATTTTAAAATAAACTACATCCCCATCATATAAACCTAACTCAGACATTAACTT